CAGCCGATCGCCGATCGCTTGGCGCGTGGCAAGTGGGGCAGTAGTCGGTCATTCCGCCGCCTCCCGTTGTCCGAAGGTCTTCGCCAGCTTCGCTATCATGCCGTCAACCTCGGCGAGGAACGCGATCACCTCTACCTCTAGCTTGCGGATCATCTCCGGGTCGCGCATGAGGCGTTGGCGGAACAGCCGCATGTGCTCGGGCACGCGCCGATCGTACGACACGAAGTCGCACCATTTCCGCCCGGTGCAAGCCATCTGCCACTGCGCTTGCTTGACGTAATCGCTCGGCACCGAGTAGCGCATGGCCATGTCGAAATGCGTCCAAGTGTTGGGGCATTTGATTTCGAGGACGCCGTCGAGGCCGATCAACCCGTCTGGCGAGGCGCCGGCGTCGGGAATGGTGGGATGGCAGACGAAACCTACCTCGGTCACGTCAACGTCGAACAGGAACGAGTACGCGGCCCGCGCCTCGGGCTCGCACTCTAGGCCGTAGGTCATCTCCGCGCTCTGGAACGACTTCATGGGCTCGCCGGTCAGACGCTCGACCACCAACTGCGCGGCGTAATTCTGCCGGCTGGCGCTATAGCCGCCGGATTTGATCTTGGCGACGACATCGGCGACGCGGCTCGCGGTCACCTTGCCGAGGCGGGCTTGCCGCCATTCGTCCGAGCCTTGGATCATCTTTTGACCTTCCCGGCGACTTCCTCGGCAAATTCCGCCGCTTCGTGAGCTAAGATTTTCAGCGAGTGATGTTCCCCGTTGCTCGCCATTCGGAGCATGACCGACCGAAGCGAGGAAAAGTGCCCGGCGGCTAGGCGTCGCCGGTCGATCCATGTTCCGTTGCCGTTAAAGGCCGCGTCTAGCGCTTGCCCGATCAGTTTCTCGCGCATCATTTGCCCTCCCGTTGCCGCTTGAACGTCGCCAGCTTCGCCTTGGCCTCGGCGAGCTTCGAGGCCGGCAGATCATTGACGTTCGAAATGCCATAGACGGCGCAAAACCTCTTGATATCGGCGCCGGCCCCGACGATCGCTTGCCGCAAGTCGAGGATTTGATCCTCGGTCAAGCGGGCGCCGCCGGCGGCCTTGCCGTCATCGTCCTCTCCGCGGGACGTCAGGTTGAGCAACGCCCCGGCGGTGTAGCGCTTGCCGTAGCTCGTGCTCGATCCGACCGCCTGCACCGCGTTCTTAGAGCCCGATGTGTCGATCGGCAGCGGGATCGTGGTTTGCTCGGAATGCCCCTCGCGATGGCTTAGAACGCCGGTCACAAGGATTTTCTCGGCGTCGCGGTCTATGCGGAAGCTCAACGCAAAACCGTGCTTGAACAGCACAGGGCGGATTGCTTCGTTAATGTCCTCCCATAGCGCGTAGCTCTGCGGCTTGCCGCGGCCGATATCGATCTTGCCGCGCTCGGCGATCACCGGGAGTTCCGGCTGCATTTCGGACAGCGCCGCGTGGTAGGCGGTTTTCGCCCGCTGCGCCAAGGCGCGCTCCTGCAAGGCGATCAGCCGCTCCAGCTTGTCGATATCGACGGACGGATCGCGCGCGGCGCGCTCGATCATGTGCGTTAGCGCGGTGCTTTCCGACGCCGGCGCGGGGATAGGGTTGATCGTGGCGATGTTGTTCATAGCTATGCACCGCGGCGGGCGGCTTCGAGGTTGGCGGCTTTGAGTGCGGTCGCGGCGGACAACGCATAGAGCTTGTCTCCGACGCGCTGAACCTTGCCTGCCTTCACAAGGCGGGACACCGAGGCGGAATAGGAGTGCGGCGCGAAGCCGTTCGCCTCGAAAGCCTTTTGCAGATCGGCGGCGGTGTGCACCGCCCGATCGACGAGAACCTTCAACACAAGGGTTTCGCCGTGAATTCCCTTGTCCTTTTTCCCGTTGAGGTATCGGCTACGCGGGCCTTCCGGTTCCGACACCGGCTCGGCGCTGGCCTCGACCTTGATTAGATCGGCGGCGCCGGCGAGGCAGGCGAGCACGGTCGAAAGATTTTTGTCGGACACGCGCAACAACACGTCGAAGGTTTTCATCGCTATTGCCCTCCTAGATTGGCAGATCATCGTTGAATTCGTTCCCGCCGGCGGCCATGCGGATATCGTCAAGGCTGCGGTATTTGACTTCGGTCGCTTTCTTCGGCCCGAGCAAGCGCTTGCGTTGCTTGACCAGCTTGTCTAGCTCGCGCGCCGCGCGGAATAGCTTGCGCTGCCATCGGTCGATCGCCTCGGCGTTCGCTTGCAGCTTGGTTTGGCGTTTCTCGACGCTCACGCGAACCTCCCGATTTCTCGCTTGCGAGCGGCTTCGGTACGCTTGGCGATGATGGCTTGTGCCTCCTCCACTGTGAGGCAATGAATGTTTTTGCTCGATGCGCCGTAGTGCCGCCCGTCGCGGGTAGGAAATGCCGCGACCTCTAGATGCACAGCCGGGAAGCCGGTGGGGAGGTGATAGCCGCCGCGCGCATCCTCGGGCTTTGCTGTGTAGGTCACCTTGTAAATGACCCCGGTATAGCCGACTGCGCGGGGCTTCTTGACCCGATCGCGGACACCGAAATCAGTGTGGCTGCGAGAAAGTTCGACGTAGCTCTTTTCGTAGAAAGTCATGTCATCCCCCCAAGATGATCGCCCACACGGCGATGGTTGAAAGGAACAGCGTCAGCGCGACGATCGCGGCGAGGTCTTCGATGATGTGGCGGATCATCCCTGCACCTTTTCGCGTCGGCGGTTGAGGTTGTGCCAATCGACTTGCTCGGCGATTTCGTCCAGATCATCGAGCGTGATCGGCGCCGGCTCGCAACACTCCGGGCAACCGGCGTCGTCGCACGCCGAGCATTCGAACGGCTCGCGATCGTCGTCGGGCGAAGCGAGTTTCCAAGCGTCATATCCGCGGATCATCGTCGCCCCCTAGTTCCCGTCGAGTTCGTCGGCGCGCTGCATCAGCCGGCCGGTCAATTCGTCGGCGAGCAGATCGCGCAAGCCGTTGAGGAAGTCGCGGGTGTCGATCGTCGCCGTCACGGAACAGCTTCGGTTGTAGCGCTCCATGTAGCCGTCGATCGCGGAGAGGTAGAGATCGGTGGCCAGATCGAGTTGGCGCATGATGTGGCGAATGTCGTCGGAGTTGATCCGGGACGGGACGCGGCGGTCGGTGCGCTCGCGCTCGCGCTGTTCATAGTCCCGCAGGGCGTCGGCGATGTTCACGAGCTTGGTCATTCACGTGCTCCCCTTGTTGATGGTCACTTGTACACCGAGCGTACATCGGGTGTCAAGCGGTTTGTGCGGGGGGTGTACAAAATATTTTTGGGCAATGTGCGGCCAGCCGGGCGCAGAAAGGCCCGCGCCGGGGCAGCGCGGGCCGCTGGCGGGTTATTTCAGGCTAGTCGGTGTCTGGCACCGGGCCGTCGAGAATTTGGCCGCGGGTGACCCGCAGGGCCAAGGCCAGATCGTCCAAAATGGGCTGGCCAAGCGGCTGTTGAAAAGTCTCGATCCGCTGGATAGTGGCGTGAGACACCCCCACGCGCTCGGCAACCGCTTCTAGCGTGAGGCCCTTGGCCTTGCGGATTGGCCGCAACAGGTGCGGGCGGAAGCGGCGGGGCGGTCGAGCCATGTACATATTGTGCACCGACCGCATGGAACTTTCCATGCCGCCGGGTGTACGTGCCCCTTGACGCCAATTGTGCGGGTGATGTACATTCGCCGACATGCGCCTAGCCGAGTACATGGACCTGCACCGATTGCGCGACGAAACCGTGGCCGCGGCCATCGGTCGATCGCGTGTCAGCGTCAACCGCTATCGCCGCGGGCTGTTTCGTCCGGATTGGGACACGGTCGAGGCGATCCACACCTACACCGCCGGCGCGGTTTCCGCGAATGACTGGATGAAGGAAACGGCGGCCCCGGTAACCGAGGCCGCCGAATGAGCACTCTACATCAATCTGTAAGGAAAGCCGTCTGTTCCGAATACGCCTGTGTGCAGGCCCCAAGCTGTGATCAGCGGTCTTACCTTCAAGAAGCTGACGATGGGGAAGATAACCTTCGCTTTGACTTCCAGCATGTTCGTACCCGGCTGCTCGTCGCAACACCACAGCCGCATACAACATGGTCCCATTTTGTCGATATAGCCGATGCGAGTGATGAAGAATTCCGGCGCGGCGTAGTTTTCGGCGATCCTTTCCAACTTCAACTCGTCCAAGGCTGCCTCCCTTTGGCGCGCGCCCATCCGCGCGGCCGGCGGCACTATGGCACCAAAAACCACAGGTTGAAAAGTCAACAGCGTTTTTTTGGACAGAATTCTTGTCCGGCAAATTTGTGCGTTGCGTCAAGCAGGGGGCGATCATGCTGCAAGTATCCACGGGGGTTCCGACTAAATCCACAGAAACCGGCAGAAAGTTCCTTCCTGACACGGAAGTTATCTTCTGCCGCGTTGCACGCGCCATCTGGCCAAGGAAGACGGCGGCGTGTCTCGCGGCGGCTGCCGGCGTGACCGAGCGCACGGCGACCAACTGGCTTGCTGGCGTGCACGAACCATCGGCCGCGGCGCTTGTCGCGCTGATCAATGCAATAGCGGGAGAAACCTAATGGCGACCAATCACAGCAAGGAAACGATCGACGTTGTACGCGCGGCCATGGCGCTCGCGCAACGTGACGTTGATCTAGGATTGGCGACCGTCGAGGAAATTCAGAGCATTCCCAAGACAAGGTTTGCGCCAGCCGAACGCAACAAGATCATCGCCATTCGTAAAGCGGAAGGAAAAACTAACCGCGAAGTCGCCGAAGAAACCGGCGTCGATCAAAGGACCGTTGGTCGCGTCTATAACCGACAGCGCGGGGCAAATGCCCCAAAAAATGGGGCAAATGCCCCAACCAAAGGAAGCGCCGATCCTATCGAAAACGGCAAGGCCGAAGCCAACAAGACCGCCTTTCTACACCGCGCCGAGCTAGTGGCTTCCTACGCGGTTTATAGCGGGAAGGTGGATCAGGAAGTTTGCCGGGCGGCGCGCGCCGCAGCCTTGGCATGGGATCAACTAGCGAAGCAAATGGAGGGCAGCGATGGCCAGATATAAGTCGAGAATTCCGCAACGGTGGCCTTTCCGCCACAAGTTCAAGAATGGGACGGAGCGCGTGTATTGGTTTAAGGCAATCCCCGCGACCAGCTATGCGCGACCCATCCTTGAAGCGGCACACGTGCAAGAAAGTATCGATCGCGATGGCGTGGCCGATACTCAAAACTGCACCGAG